CTTGTAGCGTCAGCGGGACCTGCTAATTCGGTCATTACAGCACAATCAATTTCCCACACACCAGCGGGGAGAGTGAAACCACCAGCAATCACTGGTTGAAAAGTATTTGTCGCTTGGGTTAAAGGAAGAGCAGAAATTGACGGTGTGAGAATAGTTCCGACTGGGTAAGGATTACCAGCGGTTATACCTACGAAAGCATTTGCCTGATAACAAGAAACAAAGGACATTTTATAATATATGAAAACATTTTATTTTTTAAACCTTCTAAATAATAACTAGATCGTTAAACAAAAAGTGTATAGAGTGGAAGCAAAATTCAAAGTTGAGAGAAACTCAAGTGGAAGGGCACTATCATTCTTAAATTCCCTTGACTTGAAAAATTGCTTACACTCGTTCCACTTATCTATACTTAATAAGTATATCACTCAACTTAACTTCTGGATTATAATTAGATTTTATTTAGCAAAATATCTTCTGCGACTATTATATAAATGATTTCGTCGGTCAAATCGTGGTTCCGGTCACCGACCAAAGAAGAAGCAAAGAAACCAGACGGTTACAAGTCTAGTCAAGCATCTTCTGCCGTATTAATTGATCCTAGTGGAAATCTAGTGGTTAAAACCGAGAAATCTAACTCTGAGGAAGAGAAATCTAGCGAATAGAGTTGCTGTATCAGATTTCTGATGGTAATAATTTATAAATTATTACCTACACATATCTGCTGTTACTTAGATTTCTGATCAATCATTCAGATTTCTCATTTAGATTTCTGTATTTGCTGTTTAGATTTCTATTTTGATAGGTGTTTACATACATTATAAGTATATCCACCACTGTTTTAGATTTTTATTTTCTTCATTTAGCGAATATAAAAATATATGAGTATTGTATAAGATGTCTTTCACATTTCAAGATACTCCAGACCTTGTTTATTACGACGTAACTATAACAAATTTAGAAGGTGTTGATACTGTCCCTCCAGTATTGTACTTTAATGAGACCAGAAACTCACCATTCATTCTAGATCCAGAAAGTTACTACTTAAGCATCGTTCGGTTCACTCTAGACACACCATCTCTTCCGGTTTTTCAACCTGAGATTGTCCCCAACCAATCCAATCGTGATTTAACAATATATACAGTCTCGCTTTCTTGGACTAACCCTGTAGCACCATTTCAAACATTCAATCAACAGCAACCTGTTATATGGTCTCCTCAAATAGTGGCTTCACCGCTACCCGCACCACCAAGTCAAACATCAAACAAATTACAGAACAACAGCACTGGATACTACGAGACATTAAATTACCAATATTGGATCTATCTAATAAATCAGACATTTATTCAGTGTTTTGCTAACTTGAACGCTCAAGTTGTCGCAGCCGCTTTAGTACTTCCAACAATTCACGCTCCAGTGTTGTCTTGGGATACTGTTAATAATATAGCAATAATGAATGCTGACGTTGCTGGTTACAATACATCCTCCGCAAATCATATTGGAATATACTTCAATCCAGCGATGTTCCAATTATTTAGCAGTTTCCCTTGTTTTATTCTATCATATCAGACTGCTGTTGCTGGAAAGAATGTCCAGATCCAACCTCTTGGATTTGGTGGCGCAAATATTGTTGAATTCCCACCTTCTGCTCCACCAGCAAGTCAATATCAAGCATATCAGATAGTTCAAGAATATTCAACTGTTGCTCTTTGGACACCGATCACATCAATCGTATTTACTTCAAATACTTTACCAATAGTTCCAAATAATATTTCTGCGCCGTTGCTGTTTATCAACGGACAAATATTTAACAACGGTGGTAACAATTCAAATATTTCGCAAGTGATCACTGACTTTGTAAGTGATACTGGAATCTACAAACCTTCAATTGTTTACACTCCGACTGCTCAATACCGTCTAGTCAATTTAGTAGGAAATACCCCGGTCTACAATTTAGACATTAACGTTTTTTGGAAAGACAGGGTTGGAGTCCTCCAACCATTTAGACTAACTTCCGGATCTACAGCAACTATTAAGATTTTATTTCAACGTAAGAACCCTTCGGGATCGTCTGTCGCATATCCCAAATCTGTATAAACTTTAGGTCAATCTTTTAAACATTTAGAGAAAACAAATAATAACATTATCCTCCAAAAAATAATGTTATTGTATAATATAATATGAGTGATTTCAAAACCGTTCTCATTGAAGACAGTCGCATTGCCGATATTACCTCGTCTGAAGTTTTCGGAGTCCAATCCGGTGCTTCTCAGTCAACATTTCAGCAATTTCAAGCAGTTTCTACATCAAATTCGTCTATCGTTTTCAACGTCCAGATTCCCAGTGAAAACATCGTGATTGATCGTCATTTGCTGTTGTCGTCCCAGTTGAGTTTCCAACTCAGTCTAGGAGGTGTTGGTACTCCTTACGCTGTTGCTAACGGAGTCAGTTGCTTCCAGTATGGTCTCTCAGATAGTTTACAAGCATTTCCTTTGAACTCTCTTTTCACCACGATCCAGTCAACTATTAACAACGTGTCCGTCTCTACCAATTTACAGGATGTTCTCCCAATGTTGATGAGAATGAACGACAGCAGAACGCTGTCCCGTTACAATTCAATGACTCCTTCTTTACCCGATTGTGCTTACGGACAGTATCTAAGTGCTCCCGGTACTAATAATAACCCTCTTGCCGGTTATTCTACTAACACTTACGATGAGGATTTCGCCGGTCGTGGTGCTTACGCTCTTGACTTTTTACAAATTGATCGTTACGTAAACGGTGTCTTTGTTGATAACTCTCCTATTTGCGTCACCGCCGCCGGTAACAACACTTGGGTCATTTCTATCAGAGCAACTTTGACTGAACCCTTCTTGGCTTTGTCTCCTTTTATCAACTGTGCCCCCGATATGAATGCTGGTCTTGTTGGTGTTAATAATATGAGTATGGTTTTGAACGTTGACTCAACCTGTAAGCGTCTCTTCTCAACTGCTAACAACTTGGTGTCGGGTGGTAATTCGCTTGTTGGTTACATTTCAGCAATTAATCTTGGTTGGGCAACTGCTCCCAACGGTGGAACTGCTCAGTCTGTTGGTTTTGCTAACACTAGATTGTTATTTAATTTCTTGTCTCTACAACCCGAGCAGTACGCTAAGATCTCCACTAAAAACGTCGTACCATTCCTTGATTACCCTCGTTATTTAACGACATTCGCATCTGGAACTACGATCGCAGCCGGAGGTACTCAAACTCTAACTTCTCAATCTATCCAGTTGAATCAAGTACCTGATCTGATCTTGATATCAGTTCGTGTTCCGATGTCTCAGCAAAATTGGAATTACACCAGTAGTTTCTTAACCATCAATAGTATTGCGGTTAACTTTAACAACGCTTCTGGTCTCTTGTCTACTGCTACTCAGCAAGACTTGTATAACATCTCGTACAGAAACGGATCGTCTCAGTCCTTCTACGAGTTTAGAGGGTCTGCTGATGTACCCAATACCGGAACTTATTTGATTCCTGTCGCACCTACTGCCCAAGGTGGTGTTCTTAAGACCCCTACAACTGGTTCTTTGTTAGTCCTTTCTCCCGTAATGGATTTCTCATTACCCTCATACTTGTCTGCCTCATCTCTTGGACAGTATCAGTTCCAGTTCAATATGTCGGTTACAAATCAATACGGTTTTGCTATTGCTCAACCTGAGATCTGTATTATCACCGTCAACTCTGGTGTCTTTGCTACCCAGCAAGGTACTTCCCAGATCTTTACTGGTATCCTCACCAAGGAGCAAGTCCTCAGAACCAAGGAACAGAACCCGGTTCCCCACCTCGCGTCTGCTGATTACCAGCGCCTTGTTGGTGGTAAATTAATGAATCGCGGAATGGGTGCGGTTGCTTCATTCGTGAAGGAAAATCCCAAACTAGTGTCTGCTGTTGCTGATATGGCGAGACGACAGATGGGTGGAATTCACTCGGGTGGTCAACATTCCGGTGGTGCGATGTCCGGTGGTGCGATTTCTGGTGGAAGACAATCTAGTTCAAAACTAGCGAAACATCTTGCTTAATAGATTTCTAAAAATGAAATCCTCAGATTTCCGTAAAAACACACACTTTTGAAGGTATTTGATCGTAAATAAAAAACATATTTTTAGCAAATAAAAATATATTTAGAGTATATAAAAGATGGAAGAATACAACCAACTTATTGCTAGTTACTTGCTTGACGGGATTGAAAGAGGAGTCATCAAATCAACTCCCCAACCCACGATGTTTGGTGGTAAAAGAATGCGAAAATTTGTTCTTCCGGGATCAACCGAATTTGATTACCCAGGAACGCTTAGTGTCGGAAGTTTAGACGGAACTGGTTCAGATACTATTGGAGGAAGTTTTTGGAAAGATTTCGGTCACGGTTTCAAAACCGGTTTCACTGGAACAGCAAAGGCTCTTGCTCCAATTGCTGTACCGATCGCGAAAGAATTACTCCTTGCTAAGATGAGGGGTGCTGGTGAATGTAGCGACGATGATATGGAAGGTGGGATGCTTGTTGGTGCTGATGGTCACGGAATCTACCATCCCCCTCATATGATGGCGGAAGCGGGATTATCTAGAGCAGACGGTAGAGAAATGGGATCTGAAGGTGGATATTTTACAATCGGATCTCGTCAGTTCGGTAAGAAACACGGTGGAGCAAGAGAAAAAGACCCGGTTCGTGATATGATGAAGACGATTGGATCCGTTATCAATCCTGCTCTGCTAGTGGGTTTAGGGAGACCCGGTGCTGATGGTCACGGTGTTAGAACGATGGGTGGTGCCTCCGCCGCCGAAAAAGCAGTTGGTGCGATGAATCCCCTACTTTGGGGTTACGATCTTGGTCACGATGTAATTGCTCCCGCAATGATGAAGATGGGTAAGAAAGGACGTGGTAGAATGGTTAAGGGATCACCCGAAGCGAAAGCATATATGGCTCAGTTAAGAGCAAAGAAAATGAGTGGAGGTGCTTACGTTAAGACTGGTAAGTCAAAACCTGCTGGATATATTCGCAGATTGGTTGCTGAGCAAACAAAGGCTCCTCCTTTTGATATTGATGCGGTCGGCGAACCTTCTGATAACTTGAAAATATATGCGAAAGCAAACAAAGTACGTAAATCAAAAGCACCTACTGGTAAATCCGTTGGTAGACCTCAGAAATACGCTACACCTGAAGAAGCATACGCAGCCAAGTTGGAAAGTAACAAGATCAAACGTGCTGAGAAGAGAGCAATGGCGAAGGCTCAGAAAGAGGGTGGAGCAATGATAATGAACCACCCTGGAGAATTCCATTCTTCTATTTATCCTCACGCGTTAGAGTCTTACAAACATCAGATGTCTGTTGGTGGTAAGAAATCTTCGTTCTTGGGTGATATGGGTAAAGCGTTTGCTCCGATTGCTAAGGATGTTATCGTCCCTGTTGGTAAGGAACTTGCTACCGAGTTTATTCGCAACAAGATGAGAGGTGGAAAAGGTAACGATTTCTTCAAAGCAATATCTCCTGTCGCAAAGGTTGTCGGAAAAGAAAT